GCAAACCATACTTACCCAAATAGCAAATAATATATGCTTTAATGAATTCTCAAAGAGAGAGAAAAAATATTTTATGTCAAAAGTAATTCAAACTTCAACTTTTTGAAAAATGATTTATGGATGCACATTGACGAAAAAATGATGAAAAAACGAATATTTTTTGAATCGAACAAATAACTATCAACAGACTATAAGATGGCAGATAATCAAAAATGCATTGCTATTAAATCATCCGATGGATTGAGATGCTCAAGACGCGGAACAGTAGAAGGCCGTTGTGGAGCACATCATAAAATTGTAACAGATGAAGGACCTAATCGTGTTGAACTCATGGAAGTAAAATTTTCATTTAAGAGACAGAGAAAGGCTTTAATTAAACATTTTCATGAATTAATTGAAGCATTAGGTCCTCAACCTTGGGCAAATAATCGAGATGATTACATAGAAATCAATAGAACCTATAACGAAAGATTTCGATTACTTGATACTGAAGAACGGCAAGAATATAATGCCGTTCACGAAAGACAACAAGCTGATATTGCTAGAACTGGAATTAATCCAGATGCAGTTCAAGACGCAAGACGTGAAGCTGAAAGACAACAAAGGTTAGCTCAAATAAGAAACTTACATGAACTAGATCAGAGAAGAAGAGCACTTGATGGCCAAATAGATGAACAACGAGAAGAACGACTTAACAGAAGACAAAGAGAAATTGAAGCAAGGAATGCACGAAGACAAGCAGATGAAAGACCTCTCGCTAATTTTGCAGTAGACAGACAGAATGTTCATACAAGTATTGCAGTTAAGCAAACATTGGATACAATCAAAGAAATTCTAAAGATTGAAGTTCCAGCGGAGTATCGTTGGAACATGTCATGTGTTTCAAAAACTATGAGTGAAATTATTTCAGAATGCAATTTGACACCTTCTTCTGCATGGCAGATGGTAGCAAAGTATTGTTCAGATGATCAAATCTATGACTTGCAAAAAGGAATTTATGGAAAAGTTCTTGATTGTGTATGGCAATATATTAAAAATTCACCAGACAAAGAAGACTTAAAAAAGATTTTGAAATCTGAATTGATAGACAATATTGGTATGTGCGCGCAAGGAAACTTGAGCCGACTTACAAATATTCTGTCAGGATACATTGAACTTCCAGTTATAGAAGAATCAATGCAAGATAAGTTAGGACGTTTACTTCCTCCACTTATGGAAGTTAACGATATCCCTCGAAGACTTAATTATGCTGCTCGTATCTTTAAAGAAGTAGGACTTCCCAATGATCAGTGGTATGATTGGGCTAGTGGATTATTATCTGATCAAGAAGAAGATGATTACCGTGAAATGTATATTCACGACGAAGTAATTGAATTTATTGTATTCAAATAGATAATGGTATAAAACTGTTTTTTATTGTAGGAGGAATGATATCTGATGTAGCAAACAATCTGAAAACAAATGTAATAGATGGAAAGAAAAATAATGGTGTAACAATCGGAAGAAACAATCCAATTGCTCCTCCAAGCATAGCAGAACCAACTACATAAGGTCCCATTCTATAAGATGCAGCTACACTGAGAATTACTGCAAAAATCATAAGAAAGTATCCCAATGCAGATATAACGCTTCCAAGTAATGTTACTCCATATTGTTTAGGTGTTTTGTTATCGATACCTTCTGCTGGAGGAGCTGATACTGAAAACTTTTTACCATCTGGTATTACTTCTGTATTTGATGCACCGTTGAGAGTATACGTTACTTTCAAGTTCTTTTGTTTGGAAGGGTTTGGATCAGGTATACCTGCACTTTTTGGACTAATATCAATTTTTATAGAACCATTTGAAATTTGATCTTGAATTGCATCAGTTACATCTGTATAGTTTCCTTCATAACCATATTCTGCTTTTGTAATTAGAAGACCTGTGGCACTTCTAGCTGCAGGAGCTGCTATAAAAATTGTATTCCCATCCTTTACACTCATAGTATTTGTAGACCCATTGTTAACTGTATAAGTTACATTTAGTACCTTTGGTTGACCAGGTGACGGGTCTGTTACATTCAATGAATCAACAGATACTAGCATATTGAGAGTTCCTTCATGAATGTGAGCTGATACGGTTTTAGAAACATCTACAGTTGATGATCCCGCTCCGTATGTTGCACTTATAATAGAAATACCAGTACTCATCCTTATTATGAAGAAAACACTACATTTGCGATTCCTCCCATAACTCGCAAAAAGTTATAAGATTCGATATAAGCTCTTACGTTGTATGTATATTGTAGTGTTTGAGCATCTGATTTTCTTACGATACGAACTACACTTTCGGGACTATACAGTGGCATATTTGTATCTGGATCTATTGCATTTGGATTTAATATAACTGTTGGATTTGCAGAATTTGCTGTTGATTTCAATACACAAACAGTTGTAGAAGCGGAAGGAGGTGATGCAGTTAGTGGTGGTTGAACATATGTATTTCGTAATATTGTTTTGTTAAACATAGAACCATTTATATGTCCACATGGTTGATTTGTATGGTTATCTATTGCAAAAGAGTACATATAGATTCCTGGTAGTTCTACAATGCCTTTTCCTGTATGATGACGATAGGCTTGAAGATTTGAAAAGAAACCGACTTGTTTTGGAGAGAAGCGTTCTTTGCCATCGAGAATGATAGAAGATTCAATCAATATATCTCGAGTTGATACATTTGTAGTTTGAGCATTGCCTGATGAGAAATATGGAGTTAAAAACATTAAATTAGAAGAATTTAGAGGTGGTTGATAAGGATCAACCCAATTTGTATAATTATCATAATCATTCATTAATGCTCTGTCACTTCTTTGACCAACCCATACAACACGAGTGCATAAATTTCGCAATGCAAGTTCAATATCATTACTAGAACCATATTGGCCATCTGCAGATTTTAAGTCAATCTGATGAATGATAAATGAATGTTCATTTTTTGCAATATGTACAAGTTCTCCATCACCAACAAAAATATAATTTGCTTCAATAAATGGATTTAAGTTCCAATAAAATAAATCTCGATTTGTTGGAATAGTTGAATTATTAAAGGTTGGAGGCGATAAGAAATGATTCATAGCAAATAGATTTGAACTTACATCAGGTGGAATGCGTACTCCACAGTTTGGTGTATTATCGCGAACATCTAACACTGTAAAAAGTTCATTCATGTTTCGTAATTCTACAACTATTTCAACTTCTGAATGTTGTAATGCAATAAGTGGTAATGCAGCTCCAACTGATTCACAAAACCAGAAATGCAATGGAATTAAAAGAGTTCTGCCTGGAATAGATGGTTGACATGTTGAACCTACGCTTGGAATAGCATGAGGGTATTGGTTCATACGATCATATGCATTTGCAGGATCGTAAACTTCAGGTATATTGCCAATCATAACATTCAAATTATCTTTTTTATTTCCATCGAATTTAAGAGTTGAATATAATTTCATCCATTCACCTGTATGTCTTACAACTTCTTGACCGTTTATTAAAATTGCAACATACTTAATCATATTATAACCAACATTTCTCACCCATTGAAATTCATAGCCAATTGCATTTGCATTATTATTCAATGCATCATTCACACCTGCAGTGACTGGAACAACTGGTGAATATATATCTGGTAAATCAACACTTAAATAGCAATCATGTAGAAGTTGCGCATATCGTTCCACTTTTGCTCTCAAAGTTAAAGAACCACTTTGAGGTATGTTCGTGTTGGTCGTTTTAAAGTATAATCTAAAATGTTCCATTGCAAATTCGGTATGACGTTTATAGACAGACCTAAAATGTGTAAATGATGGATTGCCTGTTACTAAATGATCTTGTGCACCTTTGCCTACTAATTGCATTAAACCTCCAGGCATTCTGTTATATAATTTGTAGAATTGAATATGTAAAGTTTATCATCTTGGAGCGTCCAATTGTGTTCCATTCCAATATAGATTACCTCCACTGCTAATTGTAAAAGTACCGGATCCACCAGTTGATGAATCTTCAACAAAAAGACCGCCAGCACAAAGTATTTTAAATGTTCCAGATGTTACTGTTGCTTTATATATTCCAAAATCCACATCAGAAGTTGCAACGTATGTAGACCAGGTTGATGATGCCGGTCCCGTAGGACCTTGAAACCCTTGTGGACCTAGTACACCAGTATTACCTTGACCTCCTTGAGGACCTGTAGGTCCTGTAGGTCCAACGAGACCTGCACCAGTTGCACCTTGATCACCTTGAGCACCTGTAGCTCCTTGAGGTCCTGTATTTCCTATAGGACCTGTAGCTCCTTGAAGTCCTGCACCAGTTGCACCTTGAGAACCTTGAGAACCTGTAGCTCCTTGAGGACCCGTAGCTCCTTGAAGACCTGCACCAGTTGCACCTTGAGAACCTTGAGTTCCTGTAGCTCCTTGAGGACCTGTAGCTCCTTGAAGACCTGCACCAGTTGCACCTTGAGATCCTGTAGCTCCTTGAGGACCTGTAGCTCCTTGAAGACCTGCACCAGTTGCACCTTGAGCTCCTGTAGCTCCTGTAGGACCAGTTGCACCTTGAGCTCCTGTAGCTCCTGTAGCACCTGAAGGTCCAGAAGGTCCGCCCGATGGTCCTGTAGCTCCTTGAGGTCCAGTAGGTCCTTGAGGACCACTTGCACCAATTCCTCCAGTTCCACCTCCAGATGAACTACTTCTTGTAGAGCTATATCTTGATGCTAAACTTAATCCAACACTTACAAAGTTAGTGCCTTGAATATCATCAGAATCCCATGTAGTTCCAGTCACACTTGTTAAAATTAGATCATCACCCGACCCAGTTGCAATCCAACGTTCTCCATTCCAAGTAATTGCATTTCCATGTTCAGTGAATTGTGTTCCTTCAACTGCTGTCCATGTTAATCCATCTTCACTTGTAAGAATAGTATCTATTCCACTTCCCACTGCAATTAATCGTTCTCCGTTCCAACTAACACCTATACCTGCATTACTGAATTGTGTTCCTGTAATTGCAGACCATGATGTTCCATTTGTGCTAGTAAGAATTGTATTTCCTCCACCTAATGTAGCATCACCTCCTACAGCAATCCATCTAGTTCCATTCCAAACAACATCTGACCCTCCGTTCTTAAAAAGCGTTCCTGTTGCAGATATCCATGTTAGACCGTCTGTGCTAGTAAGAATTGTTATTGGATCTGTAGCACTAGAAGATCCGAATCCAACAGCAACCCAAATTGTTCCATTATATGCAACACGTACACCAGATGAAACAAATCCACCACTAGTAACAGTTGTCCATGTTATTCCATCTGTACTTGTTAAAATTTTATTTGTTCCAGCACCAACTGCAACCCATCTTCCATTTCCATAAGCAACACCAATACCACCAAATGTAAATCCAACACCTTTTGCAGGAAACCAATAACTTCCATTTGAACTATATAAAATTGTATTTGTACCATAACCTACAGCTACCCACATTGTGCCATTCCATTTAACGTCCATTCCCATATTCGAAAATTCAGTACCTTTAGCTGGAAACCATGTTACTCCATTTCTGGTATAAAGAATTGTATCTGTTCCAGTATCACCTCCAACTGCAACCGTAAATGTGTCTCCTAAACTAATAACTTGTTCTTTTCCTATTTTTAATCCGTTAGCTGCATCAAACCAAATAGATGAGACAGGTGCATCCAGATACGATGTTTGAGAAGCCAATAATACTGAATTTGTTGCTAATTGTCCATCTAATGTTAATTTTGATGATGATTGTGGTCCTGCATTAATATCAAAGACTAAACTTGAATCCAATGTAATAGCTGTACCATTCCAAAATAATACAGCTCCAGTTGGTCCAGATATATTTGCACTACCTCCCCCAGGTCCAGTTGCACCTTGAGCACCCGTAGCTCCTGTAGCTCCATTTCCTGCTGGTCCAGTTGCACCTGTAGAACCTGCTCCAGTTGCACCTTGAGAACCCGTAGCTCCTGTAGGACCTTGAGCTCCTGTTACTCCGGTAGGACCTATTGCTCCAGTTGGTCCAGTTTCACCAAATGCTCCTGTATTTCCTTGAGGACCTGTATTTCCTTGATAGCCTTGAGGACCAGTTGCTCCTTGAGGTCCTGTAGATCCTATGGGACCTGTATTACCTTGATAACCTTGAGGACCTGTAGGTCCAGAAGGCCCTGTTACACCAGTAGGTCCGATTACTCCAGTAGGTCCAGTTGCACCAAATGCACCTGTATTTCCAATAGGACCTGTAGCTCCTGTAGGTCCTGTTACACCTGATGGTCCAATAGCTCCTGTAGGACCTGTTACACCAGAAGGACCTGTATTACCTTGATAACCCTGAGGGCCTGTGCCTCCGGTAGGACCAGTGATACCTTGAGTTCCTGTAGGACCTGTTACACCAGAAGGACCTGTATTACCTTGAAATCCCTGAGGACCAGTAACTCCTGTAGCTCCTGTAACACCGATAGGGCCTGTATTACCTTGATAACCTTCAGGTCCAGTTGCACCTGTAGGACCTGTAACACCTGATGGACCAGTATTACCTTGAATACCTTGAGGTCCAGTTGCACCTGTAGCTCCAGTAGGTCCTGTATTTGCTTGAGGACCTGTATTACCTGTAGGTCCCATAACTCCAGTAGGACCTGTAATACCTTGAGGACCTGTAGCACCAAATGCACCTGTATTTCCAATAGGACCTGTAGCTCCT